AGTAATTCGGACCCCAAAAAAGCGCTAGTATCAATGCTTTACATAGGCTAATCGAGACAGTAACAGGCGGTTAATCGTGAGCAAAACAGGCACCCAAGCAGACTACGCGCGTCACCGGAAGGCCAAAGGGCTTCCCGGTGGTACGCCCGTGTCCGTCTTGAAGGCCGTGCGCTCGGGCCGCATCAGCGTTTTGGCGGATGGAAAGATCGATTTTGGCGTCGCTGATATCCAGTGGGAGCAGAACACGCGGAAGCGCGCTGACCTGATCCCGGAGCAAAGGCCCGCCGAATCTTCCGCGCCTCGCAACGACTGGGGCGATCACAAAGCGCGCAAGGAAGCCGCCGAGGCCTCACTGAGGGAGATCGAGCTAGAAAAGCGCCGGGGGGAACTGATCGACCGCCGAGGGGCTGAACTGGCTGCCCAGAAGACTGCCAGGACGCTGCGGGATGCCCTGCTCGATACATTGCCCAGCAAGATCAGCCTGGAACTGGCAGCACTCTCCGATCCCTGGCAGATCGAGTGCAAGCTTCGCGAATCCATCCGCGCCGAGCTGCACGCCATCGTGGCCGACATGGAAACCGCCGCGAATGCTTGATGCATCGCTCTACACTTCGGGCTGGAAATCGAACCTGCTGGCGTTCTGCGACGGACTGCGCCCAGATCCGCCGCTGTGGATCGACCAATGGGCCGATGCCCACATGGTGATCCCGAAGGAAAGCGGCGCGGCCGAACCTGGCCGCTATCGCGTCTCCCGCACGCCCTACGCGCGGGAAGTGATGCGGGCCTTGTCACCGGAGCACCCGGCGCTAAAAGTCGTCGTCAAAGGCGCGTCGCAGCTGCTGAAAACACAAGTCGCGCTGAACTTCGCCGCCGCCGTCATCGACCGCCAGCCGGCCAACCTGATCCTGCTGGAGCCTACCGACAGCCTGGCCCGCCGCGTGGCATCGCGCTTCGATAAGGTCGTCCAGGTCGTCGAGCCCCTACGCAACAAGGTAGCCCAGCGCAAGGATCGTGACTCCAAAAACACGGGCGACACCAAAGAGTTCAAGGGCGGCACGGCGTGGTTTCTCTCGGCCCGATCCGCCAGCAACCTAGCTGAGGCCTCGGCGCGGTATCTCATCGTGGACGAGGTGGACCGGCTCCTGCGCGAACTGAAGGGCGAAGGCGACCCCATCGGCCTGGGGGAAAAGCGCCAGACCACCTACGGCCGCAAAGCCAAGGGCCTGTACATCAGCAGCCCCACGGAAGAAGACTCGAGCCGCATCGACGAGCTATTCCGCTCCGGCAATCAGCACGTTTACCACGTACCCTGCCCGCACTGCGGCGAGCTGCAAAGCCTGGAATGGGAGCAATTCCACTACGAAGAAACCGATGGCCAGGTCCGTGCCTGGATGGTCTGCAAGGCTAACGGCTGCATGATCGAAGAACATCACAAGCCCAGCATGCTGCCGGATGAATCCATGGGCGGCCGTGCGCGGTGGGAGCCGATGGCCAAGGGCAACGGCGAGGTGTGGAGCTACGAGATCAGCAGCCTGTATGCCCCGCTCGGTTGGGTGTCCTGGGTGGCGCTGGCCCGCGAATATATGGAAGCCGAAAAAGCCCTGCAGCAGGGCGATGACGAAAAGATGCGCGTTTTCTACAACACGCGACTGGCCCGATGCTATTCGCCCACGCGCGCCAAGGTTCAGCCGCAAGCGTTGAAAGACCGCGCCGAGGCCTACCCGCTCGGCATTGTGCCACCTGGCGCCTACGTGCTGACCGCATCAGCGGACGTGCAGGGCAACCGCCTGGAGTGCCAGATCCTCGGATGGGGCCCTGGCCCGACCGGGCTGGAGGCCTGGGTGATCGCCACCCACATCATCTACGGCGATCCGGCGCTGCCGGAAACCTGGGCGGAACTGGACGCCATCCTCTCCACGCCTATCCAGCGCGCCGAAGGCGGCTACCTGCACATCCGCGCCGCTGCGGTGGACTCCGGCGATGGCGACAGCACGATTGAGGTTTACGAATTCTGCCGGCCTCGTAAGACGCGATTCTTGAGCGGTCAACCGCAGAACGTGCTGGCCGTGAAAGGCGCCAGCCAGGCCAATCGGCCCGTGATCGGCAAGCCATCCAAGATTGACTACAACTACCGCGGCCGCGCCATTCATGGCGGGGTAGAACTGTGGCAGGTCGGAACCGACACCGCAAAAGACTGGATACTCAAGCGACTGGGGCTGGAGGGCCAGACGGCCATCCATACCAGCCAGGAATTGCCGCTGGAATGGTACGAGCAGGCCCTCTCCGAGGCCAAGATCAGCCGCTGGGAGCGCGGCAAAAAGCGCACCCGTTACCAGCTGCTGCGGCGCGGATCGCGCAACGAGCAGTTGGATATGCTCGTCTATAACCTGGCCATGGCCCATCGCTTAGGCCTGGACCGCTACACCGCGCAGCGATGGTCGCAGGTCGCCGCACAAGTGGCGCAAGCCGACGTGTTCGCCGAGATCCAGCCGGCTCCGAAGCCTGCGCAACAGCCTGCAGTTGTTAAGGATTCCTTAACCACTGAAACCCAACCCGCCGCGCTGCCACGCCAGCCACCGGCACCCGCCAAACCCAACCTATCCAGCAGCGAATGGAGCAGCCGCTTATGACCGACGACACCGACAAACTGAGCTATGCCGCCGTGGAGGAAATACTCCGCGAGGCCATGGAGGACATGATCGGCATCATGGCCGAGGTGGTGCTGGATCGCGTGAGCAAGCGATTCCCGGCCCAGCGCGTTTACGTGCCAGCCGACCCTGGCGGATTGACGCGAATCGAAAAAGAGGCCGCCGTGCGCGCTGAATTCGACGGCACGAACATGGCCGAAGTGTGCCGAAGGCACCAGATCAGCCGCAGCACGTTTTACCGGGTGATTGGGCAAAGGCGTAGTGCGTGAAGCTTTAATAGGAATATTCAGATGCAAAATGTAATGCTCGATCTGGAGACAATGGGAACCGATCCAAATGCGGCAATCATCGCGGTTGGAGCGGTAGAGTTTGATATTGAGGCGGGGCACCTTGGCGAAACCTTTTACTCGGTTGTTGACCTAAGCTCATCCGTTTCGTGCGGTGGCCAGATTGATCCTTCAACAGTCATCTGGTGGTTGAAGCAATCCGATGAAGCAAGGGCAGCGATTTGCCGCAAGGGAAAGGACATAGAGGTTGTATTACATGAATTCTCGCAATGGATTTCAAAGCGCGCGCCTCGCGACGATGTTCTGGTATGGGGCAATGGAGCCGATTTTGACAATGTGATATTGGGCTGTGCCTATCACAGAAACGGAATACTAATACCCTGGAAGTACAGCAACAATCGGTGTTATAGAACCGCCAAGGTAACGCATCGTGGCGTTCCTATGGAATTCTACGGTACGCCGCATAACGCACTGGATGACGCAAGAAACCAAGCCTATCACCTGCTTGCCATTTTAAAAAAGGACGCCAACCTCCGCAGATTGCTTTCCCGTTATTTCGAAGAAACACCGATTGGCCATCAACCGCACATGATCTATCACGAGGCCGCAGAGGCTTTAAGGGATGATCAAGCATCCGCCGAAGTTGAGCCGACAGCGCCATGGCCTCGCATCTAATAATCTCACCTTTGCCTATTTTTGAGACGCCCAACGAGGCATAACGCACCAATGACCACCGCGACCGACATGCTCACCAAGTACCTCGAAGCCGAGGCTGCCATCCTTTCCGGCCAGATGGTCCGCTGGGGGGAACGCACCCTGCAGCGCGCAGACCTGCCCGAGGTCCGTGCAGGCAGGCGCGAATGGGAGTCTCGCGTTAATGCCGAAGCCGGCACGGCGCTCAAGGCGCCCAGCATTGGCGGGCTCGGTTATTCCGTCGCAAAGCTGGGGCCGGAATGAATCCGGTTGACCGGCTCATCGGCTTTTTTTCCCCTGGCGCGGCCTTTCGCCGGGTTCAGTACCGCAACGCACTGGCCCTGTACGAGGCCGCGCAACCCTCCCGCCTGCGCAAATTTAGCCGCGACGCATCAGCCCCGAATCAACTGGTGCAGCGCGGCGCCTACCATCTGCGCAACCAAGCCCGCCACCTGGAGCAAAACCACGATATTGCACGCGGCATCCTGAGGACGCTGCAGAACAATATCGTGGGCCCTTCCGGCATCGGCATCGAGCCGCAGCCCAGAAAGGCGGACGGCAGCATCCATGTGGAATATGCCGCCCTGTTGCGTGAGGCCTGGCGCGATTGGCAGAAAAAGCCCGAAGTCACGCACCGCAACAACTGGCCCAAGGTGCAAAGATTGGCCGTACGCGCCTGGATGCGCGACGGCGAAATGTTCGCCCAACTCCTGCAAGGCCCCATCGCCTCGCTCGATCACGGCACCGCCGTGCCGCTCAGCCTTGAGCTGTTCGAATCCGATCTGGTGCCGCTCGACTACGCCAGCGGAGACAAGATCCAGCAGGGCATTGAGCGCAACACCTGGGGCCGGCCCGTGGCCTATTGGGTGTACAAGCGCCACCCGGGCGACACCACGCGCGGCACGGGCGGCAATGACATCAAGCGCATCAGCGCGGATCGCGTGCTGCACCTGGCCGCCATCGACCGCATCGGGCAGATGCGCGGCGTGTCCGAGTTCGCCTCCGTCATCACCCGACTGGAAGACATCAAGGATTACGAGGAATCGGAGCGGGTGGCGGCCAAGATCGCCGCCATGCTCACCGGCTACGTCAAGCGCGGCACGCCGGACATGATCGACCCGGCGACACTCAGCCGCGACCAAAACGGCAACCTGCAACCGCGCGAGTTGCAGTTCGCACCCGGCATGATCATCGACACGCTGTGCGTCGGCGAAGACATCGGGCTCATCGACAGCAACCGGCCGAATACCAACCTCGTCGCCTTCCGCCAGGGCCAACTGCGCGCCGTCGCTGGCGGCATTGGCGCGAGCTATTCCAGCATCGCCCGCGACTACAACGGCACCTACAGCGCACAACGCCAGGAACTGGTGGAGCAGTGGGTGCACTATGCCTGCCTGGCCGATGATTTCACCGGCCAATTCGTCCTGCCCGTGTGGGAGGCTTTCGTTCAGTCCGCCGCGCTTTCTGGCGTCGTCAAGATGCCGCGCGATGTGGTGCCGGAGCGCGCCGACGATTGCATGTTCCTGGCGCAGTCCATGCCGTGGATCGATCCGCTGAAAGAGGCGAATGCCTGGGAGACACTGGTTCGGGCTGGCTTTGCCTCCGAGGTGGAAGTGGCCCGCCGCCGTGGCGTCAACCCCATGGATGTGCTGGAGCAGATCAAAACCTACCGCAAAGCCGCGACGGATGCGGGCCTGGTGTTCACATCCAACGCCGCCAACGACTCCGCCGCCAGTCCGCAACCCATTGATCCAGGTGCAACAGAATGAGCAGAGAATCCCCCAAGACCGGCATCACCAGCAGCACCGTCGGCGTGTTTTACGAACTTCCGGCGCTCAGCTCGTTGCTGATCAAGCCAACGGCCGCCGGTTCCGCCGTGGTGAAGATCTCCAACGATACCATCGAGGCCTGTGCCGCCGACGTGGCCGCCCGCAATTTCACCACCGGATCGGCCGCCTGGTTCGATTGGACCCCGGGCACGGTCAGCGCCGCCGCGCAGTCCGGGCTGGATTACG